GAAATGGTCAAGCTGGCTTGTTCCAGGTATTTAGAGGACAGAAAAAACCCGGACTATGTATTTAAGCAAAGCCAAGCGGAAGCGTACATAAAATTCTTCAGCACTTGTTTAACGCACACCGTCGGAAGCTATTCGGGAAAACCATTCGACCCGTTGCCATGGCAACAATTTATCCTGTGGAACCTTTACGGGTTCTACCTTAAAGACGGATCCCGGCGGTTCAATACCGCCTACATTTCGATGAGCCGCAAACAAGGTAAAACCACGCTCATGGCTGGAATTGCTTTGGCGGCTTTGCTATTTGATGAGGAACCAGCGGCGGAAGTGTACAGCGCAGCAACAAAAAGAGACCAAGCCCGCATCTTGTTTGAGGAAGCGCGGCGGATGGTTTTGGCTAATGGCACACTTTCAAAACACCTAGTCCCAAGCCGCCACGAAATCACAGCTCCGAAGTTGCACGGGAAATTAACTTACCTGAGCAGTGACGGCAGAACATTGGACGGAACCAACCCCCATACCGTCATAATCGACGAATATCACGCGCACCCAACGGATGAGGTAAGTAACGTTTTGCGTTCAGGAATGCAAGCGCGGAAAAATCCCATGCACCTCACAATTACAACGGCGGGGCTAAATAAGGGCGTTCCATGTTATGCACTGCAAGCGACAGCCAAAGAATTGCTTAAGGGCATTAAAAACGATCCTAATTACTTCGCGATAATTTACGAATTGGATGAGGGCGATAGCTGGAACAATCCAAAAAATTGGGTTAAGGCCAACCCTAGTTTGGGCCACACCATTACAAGCGAAAGCCTCCAAAAGCAATACCAACAAGCCCTAAACATGGGGAGCAGTTATGAAACTGAATTTAAAACCAAACACTTGAACACCTGGACTACAGCGGCGGCCACTTGGATCAATGACGAAGAATGGCAAAAGTGCCTCTACCAAAAAGAGGTTTATGGAGATTGCTTTGGTGGGCTAGACTTGGCCAGCGTTTCAGACCTTACGGCCCTTGTTTTGGTTTTTCCCGATGGGGAAAGCATCGACGTTCGCGGTTACTATTGGATTCCACGCGCTACATACGAAGCGGCTTTAGAATCTAATCCCGGCCACATTTATAGGGAGTTTGAACAGCTAGAGAATTTCTTTATTACCGATGGAAACGTGACCGATTACAGCAGTATTCGAAAGCTAATCACAGGAACAACCATAACGGCAGCAGGAGTTCAGGTAAACGAAAACCATTTGTTGAACGATTACGCAGTAAAAGCAATCGCTTACGATCGTTACAACTCTACCCAAATTGCTATCGATTTAACCGAGGATGGCGCACCGTTGGCCCCATATGGCCAAGGGTTTGTTTCCATGTCTCCAGGTTGCAAGCAATTGGAGGCTTACGTTCGCAGCGGTAGGCTCCGGCATAATGGAGACCCCGTTTTAAGGTGGGCGTTGGCCAATGTCGAACTAAAGACGGATCCGGCGGGCAACATCAAGCCGGATAAAGGCAAAAGCAAAAGCGGCAAAATTGACCCTATCGCGGCTTTGGTTATGGCCATCGGCGAGAAGCTTAGGCAAGGCGACGAAATCACAGACGATATGTTGAAGATTTACAGCCTATAAACAAAAAACCCCGCCGAAGCGGGGTCTCTTAATCAAGCAACCAATTAGATTGGGGTGGGTGGTTCTCCAGAACCTCGTCCCACCATTCCGGGTCTTTCATGGTTGCTTCTGAAAACTGCGGAAGGTGTGTCGTCCAAAGTGACCCTGCCAGTAGTAGGTGGTGGAAATCATGCCGCTCATGTGGCCGTTGTCAGGCCCCCATGTTTTGACCTCTTTGAACTGCTGGGACCAGCCCATCTCACGGCCTTTTTTGTTCACGGGCATTTCGGTGATTTCGATGCTCATGTATCCAAGGTCAGTTGTGGTCACGTTGCTCATGGTTGCTTTGTTTTGCGTTGTTTGATGTCTCATCGTTGAGCGTGATACTGTTTCCAAGCCATCTTGTGAATCTGCCGCAATTCGTCTGAATTGTCTACACCGTCACACATCCATTTTGCAATCCGGTGCATTGCGCCATTGTTCAGTTTAATCCAAAAGGACTTGCGGCTTTCAAACTTGACATAAACCGGAAAGTTGCGGTTATGAGTCATACTGGTTGTGTAGTAGGTGCGGGGCATGGTTGCTTTGTTTTGCGTTGTTTGATGTCTCAAAGATAGGCATATGTTTCATATATGCAACACTTAGGGTGTTTTTATTCTAGATTTTCGGGCAAGGTGTACTCGCAATGTTCACCGCATTCCCCGCAAATACCAAGATCCGCAGCGTTTTCGACTGCCTCAAATCCGCAACAATCGGAAACAATATTTTCTCTGTTCATCATTTTTTAGGTTGTTTTTGGCGTAATATTGGACGTTGTGACGCGGTAGGCGCGTTGTTTTTTGGTTTTTCCGTGAGGCTCGGCGATTGTCGGGCCTTACTTTTACCCCAATGGCCGGTTTAATCGATAACGTAAAAAGCTTGTTTAGAGCGCGGGTTGGAAAGTACAACGCGGACCAGGTTCCGTTATATGCGGGCATAACAACAGGCACAAAAGCGGGCGTTAACATCACGGAACAGAGCAGTTTAGCCGTTTCCACCGTTTACGCCTGTGTCTATAAGATTGCAACAAGCCTAGCAGCTACACCCATTGAAATTCTGCGCAAAGAAAATAACCGCGTAGAGAAAGATTTTCAAAATCCAGCTTACAACGTCATTGGGCATTTTCCCAATGCGGAACAGACAGCTTTTAGCTTTTGGGAGTACGTTTTGAGCGAAAGCTTAATGTATGGCAAGGGTTACGCCATAATTGAGCGCAACAACCAAGGCCGCGTGGAAAGCCTTACCCCGGTTTATTACTATGACGTGGAGACTAAAAAGGTAAATGGGGAGACTTATTTTAAAGTCAGAAATTACGGCGCGGTGAGTAGTGAAAATATGCTGTGCGTGAGTAATATGGTGGGCCTTAGCCCTTTGCGCCTACAGCGGGACAATATTGGATTGGCTAAAGCTGCTCAAGACTACGGATCCGACTTTTTCGCTAATGGCGGGCAGATGGTTGGAATCCTAAGTACGGAACAGCCATTGAAGTCCCAACAGGTTGAACAAGTCCAAAAACAATGGAACAACAGCCAACAAACGGCTGGAACTAAGTTGCTTCCTTTTGGCTTTAAGTATCAGCCCATCACCGTCCCACCTGAAACCATGAGTTTTATACAAACTCGACAGCTACAGGCGGAAGAAATTGCGCGGGCATATCAAGTCCCGGCCCCCTTAGTTGGTCTTGGCCAAGCCACTTACGACAACCTGGAACAGCAAAACTTGTTGTACAAACAAGGTTGCCTTTTGCCATGGGCGCGAAGAATCGAACAAGAAATAGACAGGAAGTTGATTCCGGTTTTTGAGCGGCCGGAGGTTTACAGCAAATTCCGATTGGGGGATATGTACAGAACGGATCTTAAAGCCCAAGGCGAGTTTTACCAAACCATGCTCCAAAGCGGGGTTTTAAGTATCAATGAGGTTAGAGAGCAACTTGAGTTGAACGCGGTAAATGATGGCGGCGACATTCACACCGTCAGCGTGAACCAGCTAAGTTTGGACAGGTTGGAAAGCTATAGCGACCGCCTAACCGAATCCAAAAACGTAGAATAATGGAACAAGAAAAAGACTTTACCGCTGAAATGCGTAAAAAATATGGCGAGGGCGTAGAGGTGCGAACCTGTGAAACGCGGGCAGCAGAAACCGAAGGGAAGCGCGTGGTGGAAGGTTACGCCGCTGTCTTTAATGAAGTGACAGACCTAGGCAGCTTTAAAGAGGTCATTGATCCGGCAGCTTTTGAAGGTCGCTTAAATGATGACGTTCGTTTGTTGTTTAACCATGAGGGTCAACCCTTGGCACGGACCACCAACGATACCTTGGAACTCTCAACGGATGAGGTTGGCTTAAAATACCGGGCTGAATTAGCAGACACAACAGCGGGCCGGGATCTTTACGAATTGATTCGGCGCGGTGACGTGTCCCAATCAAGTTTTGCGTTTACTATTGAAACGGAAGAAAGGGACGCGGGTGGAGTGCGCAGGGTCAAAAAAGTTGGACGCCTTTTAGATGTCGCTCCAGTTGTATACCCCGCCTACGACAGCCCAAATAATGTTGTAACTTCGCGAAAGAGTGAGCCAAACCCAACGCCTACAACTGCCGCGCCAACAGAAAAAAAAGAAAGAAAAAAAATGTCAGAGGATACAAGAACCCTTACCCTGAACGATCTCCGCGCAAAGCGGGCGCAAGTTTCAGAGGAATTGGAAGCACTTACCGCCGGGATTGAAGGCGAAAACCGCACGGCCCACGATGCGGAAAAGGAACAGATTACCAAGTACGATTCCGAATTGGTTAAGCTCGATTCTTTTATTGAAATGCGCCAAATGAAGGCCGCCGCAACTGCGCGAATGGCTCAAAGTGGACAGAGTAGCCAAAGCGAAGCCCGCGAATTTGAAAGCGTAGCCAAGCAATACAGCTTGAGCCGTGCCATTTCAAGCGTAAGCAATGGCCGCAACCTGTTGGGTGCAGAATTGGAATTCGCTCAGGAAGCGCAGAACGAAATGCGTTCTTGCGGTGTGGATATGCGTGGACAAGTGGGCATCCCATCCAAGTATATGCAGCGTACCGCCGATGACTTTTTGGCTGGCACAATTGGAACACCTGGAAACGGCGGCGGATTTGTCCCCACAATTTCCGGAAATGCAATTGATGGCCTTCGCGCTCCAAATATGATGGAGCAGCTTGGGGTGCAATTTATCCAAGCTAACGGAAACCTTGAGTTCCCGCGCGTTAAGAGTAACGCTATTGCTGGGGTTGGAACAGAGGTAGCAACCGCTACGGATTCAACTTTGGACCTTGACACGGTGAGCCTTACCCCTCAGCGCGTGAACAATACGACTACTTATTCCAAGCAATTATTGCTCCAAGGAGGAAGCCAAGTCGATGCCTTAATCACCCGCGAATTGGTTGCAGGGGTAAACACCAAGATGGACACGGCGGCCTTTAAAGCCATCACCGATGACGCGGTAGCAGGAACACCGGAGGTTAACGTAGATGCTACAGCTTCAGCCATTACCAATACCATCGTAAACAACTTGGAAAAGCTTGTTTTGGAGGATGGCGCGGATCTTGCCGGGGTGCGGTACGTGGTTACGCCCGCTGTGTTTACGCAATTGCGTAGCCTTGTTGCTGTTGCGGATATTAGCGCAATGCTACAGGATATGATGATGAATGGCCACATCGTTATGGCTACTCCAAACTTGGTGACTAGCGGAAGTTCACACTTTGCAATTTGCGGTAATTTTGCCCAAGGTTGCATCGGATCCAGGTTCGGGGGCCTCGACGTTTTGGTTGATCCTTTCAGCAGTGCCGCCACGGCCCAAACAAATCTCTATGTGACCCAATTTTGGGACTTTGGGATTCGTCAAGGAAAGGCTTTGGCTGTTGCTCCTGCGCTTACTGCATAATAAAAAGCAGTCGAATACAATAGAAAGGGGCCGCGTAACAGCGGCCCTTTTTTATTTTAGCAGAATGCAAGTCACTTACAGCGGTAGCGCGAACTTGGACAATATCATAACACTTTCAGAATTGAAAGGGTTTCTAAGGGTGGAGAATACCGCCGAGGACACATTTATAACGGCACTGAGGGCAGCGGCGGTAACTTGGGTGGAGGATTACTGCAATACTCGATTGGGTAGCTATACGGCCACCTTTCGGATGGACAATTTTTTTAATAGTTCCTTTCCTGTTGGCCCTCTTACAGCTTTGGCACACGTCAAGTACGACAATAGCGCAGGAGTGGAAACAACTTTACCCGCCGGAAACTATTATTACGACATCGACAGCCAACCCGCGCGAATTGGATTTGAAAGCCCCCCGACGGTGGAAGATTTTAATTTGGGCGGCGTAAGGATTGAGACTACGGCGGGATGGGCAGATACTGCAATTCCGGAACCATTCACCCAATCCATTCGGATGTTGGTGGGCCATTGGTACGAACACAGAACAGCGGTTACACAAAGCGGGGCCATCCCGCGCAGCTTGGCTCTTGGCGTTAATGCCCTACTTTCTCCATTGCGTTATATCGCTGTCGTATGAAGTTTGGAAAATTAGACCGTCGGATAAGGTTCCTGAAAAGGTCGCCGACACAAAACCCCTACGGGGATCCGGTTCCGGCATGGAACAATTTAGACGCGGCTGATAGCAGTTTAGGCGAAGTTTGGGCGGAGGTGATTTTTCCAGGAAGCCCAAAGGAAACGCCGCAAGCGTATGGCATATTCCCGGAACGCCATATAACGTTTAACATTCGCGACCCACGCGGATCCTTTACCATCCTCGATAATTTCCGAGTTGACTATAGCGGTGAGGATTATGACGTTATAGGCATTCAAGAAATTGGAAGGCTTGACGGCTTAAGAGTATTCTGTAAGAGAGTCCAAACGGATTAAAATGGGCTATTACAAGAAACTAAGTAGCGAAGGGCGGCGCAGATATTCCAGCAGCGAAAGGAAATTAAACAAGCCTCAAAATTCAGGCAATGCGGTAGATATTAATCTAACCGTTGACATAGAAAAAATGGTTTTGGAGTTCCAAAGGATTGGGAACTATAAGAGCTTAAAGAGAAACGCTGTTAAGGCCATACATACTAAAGTTGCCCAAAGCGGTGCGCGGTCAATGCGTAAGGCGGTTGTGGACTACCCGCGAACTATTGAGGTTCGAAGATCCGGAAGGTTTGGCGGAAAGGCTGGCCCGGACATTGATATAACACCCGGAACCCTTAGCCGCTCAATTGCGCCTATTGACCCCGGCAACGGAACCAATATGTGGCTTGGCCCAAGGTCGAGCGCGGTTAATGATGGAGTTAGGGCGGGCAGCACTAAAGATGGATGGTTCGCCCACATTGTAGACGCGGGCGACCAATACTTGGGACCAGGAGTAAACAAAAATTTCTTTAATAGGGGATTGGCTAAGGGCCGGACCAATATGGAGCGGGCTTTACGGCGTAACCATGCCAAGGCTTTAAATAAACACGTCACAAAATGAATGTAGGAAAAGCCATTTTCAATATCCTTAGCACCAACGCGGCAGTTAGTGAATTTGTCGGTTCTAGAATTTACCCGGAGATGGCTCCGGAGGAAGTAGAAACGCCGTTTATCGTTTACAGCATTTTAAGCATTGAACCCGCAGACACAAAAAACGCAACAAGCGAAGTAGATACAAGCCAACTCGAAACGTATTGCGTAGGTGAAAACTACTCTGACGTAATGGA